CTTTGCTGTGATACGCGGGTCGCGCATAAGGGGGGTGTGGTATATGGTTAATTACGATGATGTATTAGATGAGGTGGAGCGGGAGGAAAAAGTCGACAGCGCGGCCAATTATCTGGAAAAAACAAAGGAGATTAAGAAGGAAGAAAACCGTCTTAAAAGGCTTTTTAAAGAAATTGATGAAAATAAGAAAAAGCTGGTATATGCCACCATAGCGGATATTGCTTTTCTGACGGTTACCATGCGGGATCTGCGTGAAAACATCCTCCGTACAGGGACCACAGTGAAGTACAAAAACGGAGAGAACCAGTACGGGACCAAGCAGAGTCCTGACGCCCAGCTGTATCTGCAGATGTCTCAGAAACTGACCCAGGCAATGAAAATTTTGACAGACTGCATGCCGAAGCCCGCCCCAAAGGAGACCGGAAAAGGCAAAGGAGATGATTTCGATGATTTTGTCAAAAACCGGGAAGACATATGACCAGGATATCCTATCCCGTTACCTATAACCCGATTTTAGAGTACTGGCAGGCCATTGAGAGCGGACAGGAAGTTGTATCAGACAAAATACGACGCTGGTACAAATATCTGGCCTTCCGTGTCCGGAATCCTGGCAGATATTTTTATTCCGCCAAAAGAGCAAATCATGTGCTGGAATTTGCAGAAAATTACTGCCGGCTGTCAAAAGGGCAGGGCGCAGGGAAGCCGGTCCGTCTGGAACTGTGGGAAAAGGCACACCTGGCTGCCATTTTTGGTTTTATTGACCAAAACGGGAACCGGATGTGCCGGGAAAGTGTGCTCATTGTCGGAAAAAAGAACGGGAAATCTCTTTTAGCGTCCATTGTGGGGCTTTATATGCTGCTGGGAGACGGGGAAGCCGGTCCCGAGGTGTATGCGGTGGCAACCAAAAAGGAACAGGCAAAGATCATCTGGGACGAAGCCAGAAAGATGGTCCGCAAGTCCCAGGCTCTGAACAAAAGGATTAAAGCCCATGTGGCGGATCTGTCCAGTGATACATTTAATGATGGTATTTTTAAGCCCCTGGCATCTGACAGCGACACCCTGGATGGGCTTAATATACACTGCGGGCTGATGGATGAGGTCCATCAGTGGAAAAACGGGCGGAAACTGTATGACATTATCGCGGACGGCGTCACTGCGAGACAGCAGCCTCTGATTTACATCACCTCTACAGCGGGGACCATCCGGGAAGACATCTATGACATTAAGTACGAAGAGGCGGAAAAGGTTATCAACGGTCTGTTTGACGAAAAGGGATATAAAGACATCCATTTTTTTCCGTTTATCTACGAACTGGATAAGAGATCGGAGTGGATAGATCCGAAATGCTGGAAAAAGGCTAATCCAGGCCTTGGAACCATCAAAAACATGGATGCTCTGGCCGAAAAAGTGCGCAAGGCCATGGCGGATCCCAGGCGGGTAAAAAATCTGGTGTGCAAAGAATTTAACATCAGGGAGACGTCCACGGAAGCCTGGCTTACTTTTGAGCAGATTGACAATCAGCAGACCTTTGATATCAAGAAACTGAAGCCCAGGTACGGGATAGGCGGAGTCGATCTGTCCAGCCGCATCGATCTGACCTGTGCCACTATTCTCTTTATGGTGCCGAATGATAAAAATATTTATGTAAAGCAGATGTACTGGATTCCGGAGGATCTGGTGGAGACCCGGGTAAAGGAGGATAAGGTGCCATACGATCAGTGGATCAAGGACGGATATGTCAGGACCTGTCCGGGGGACAAGGTGCATTACAAATATGTGGCGGAGTGGTATCAGGAGGTTCAGCGGGAGGATGACATTTATCTGTTTAACTGCGGCGTAGATGCCTGGAGCGCGGATTATTTTATTGAGGACATGAAGAACACCTTCGGCCCCTCCATAATTACGCTGGTACACCAGGGGAAGAAAACACTGTCCGGTCCCATGAAAGCGCTGGGGGCGGATCTGATCCAAAAGAAAGTTATTTATAACAACAATCCGGTCACGAAGTGGTGTCTGTGCAATACCTGTGTGGACGTGGACAGGAACGATAATATTCAGCCGGCAAAAGGACAGCAGGGATCCACCAAGCGCATAGATGGAACAGCCAGCCTGCTGGATGCTTATGTAGTGCTGGAGGAAAACTTGGAGGCATATTTAAGCCTTGCCGCATAAAACGGAGGATGCTGGAATGGGATTTTTTAAAAAGAAAAAGCTAAAAAATGAAAAAACTGATAAAAACATACTGCAGATGGTAACCACCTATGGAGAACACTTTTATTCCTGGAACGGGAGGCTGTATGACAGTGACATTGTGAGGTCCTGCATCCGGCCCAAGGTGAAGGCTATCGGGAAGCTGGCAGGAAAGCATATCCGGGAGGACCAGTCGGGACTGAAAGTGAATCCTGACGCCAATATCCGTTTTCTGCTGTCGGAGCCGAATCCATTTATGACCGGACAGCAGCTGCAGGAAAAGGTAGCTGCGCAGCTGTGCCTGAACAATAATGCATTTATACTGATTGTCCGGGATGCAAACGGAAAGCCGATACAGCTGTATCCGATTCCCTGTGTCCAGTGTGAGACAAAATACATTAAGGATGAGCTTTACCTGAGATTTCAATACCGCAATGGAAAGTTTAATACCTTTCCCTATGATCAGATTATCCATCTACGGCAGGATTTTAACGAGCATGATATTTTCGGCGAAAGTCCGGCGCCGGCGCTGGCCTCTCTGATGGAAGTGATCGGAACCATAGACCAGGGCATCATTAAAGCTATCCGCAACAGCGGAGTAATACGGTGGCTGTTGGAGTTTGCCACGGCACTTCGCCCGGAGGATCTGAAACAGCAGGTCAAAGATTTTGTGGAAAACTTTTTGAGCGTGGACAGCGACACCTTTGGAGCCGCAGGCGTGGATTCCAAAGCAAAGGCTACCAGGATCGAGCCAAAGGATTATGTGCCCAATGCCGCCCAGACTCAGGCCACGATAAACAGGATTCTTTCTTTTTTTAACACCAATAACAAAATTATCCAATCCGACTGGACCGAAGATGAATGGACCGCTTACTTTGAGGCTGAGGTGGAGCCGGCGGCCATACAGATGGGACAGGTGTATTCCGTAAGGCTTTTCTCCCGGAGGGAAAGAGGCTGCGGAAACAGAATCGTCTTTGAGGCCAGCAATCTGCAGTGTGCCAGCCTGAGCTCCAAGCTGGCTATGCTGGCCATGGTGGACCGGGGAGCCATGACGCCGAACGAGTGGCGGGCTGTGCTCAACATGGCGCCGCTTCCGGGCGGTGATGAGCCGATCCGCAGGCTTGATACCCAGGTGGTAGGCCTGGTGGAAAATGCGCTGAATAAAATGAACGGCGAAAATTATATGGTGATGGCGGGAGTCATCACGCAGCTGCTGAAAGCGGCAGAAAGGGAAAAGGATGAAGCACAGGATCAATCTCAGAGGGGTGATGGTGCCCAACGATTACAAGTGGTTTTATGATTTCTTCGGGGAGGAATGCTCTTGTCCGAAGGACGTGCAGACGGTGCTGGATGCGTTCCGGGACGGGGATGAAATTGAGGTATATATTAATTCGCCCGGAGGCGTCATTGATGTGGGATCGGAAATCTACACGCTGCTGAAGGATAAAAAGGACTGCGTCAAAATCTACATAACAGGAGAGGCCTGCAGCGCGGCCAGCGTGGCGGCCATGGCAGCTTACTGCGAAATGTCTCCCACGGCGCTTATGATGGTGCACTGTGTGTCCACCGGCACCAGCGGCAACCACAATGATATGGAGCATACCGCGGAGGTCCTTCGGACGGCGGACAGGGCGCTGAGCACGGCCTATATGGCCAAAAGCGGAATGTCCGAGGCAGAAGCCCTGGAGATGATGGAGCATACAACCTGGATGACGGCTCAGCAGGCCCTGGACCGGGGGCTGATCGATGGGATCATGTTTCAGGAGGCAGAGCAGGCGCCGCTGGTGGCGGGACCAATGTTTTCCCTTCCGTCAGAGGAGCAGATGGAAAAAGTGAAACGGGCGATGATGCAGGGAGCGGAACCAAAACCGGATGCCGCTCCCTGCTTTGCGCAATATAATTTTCTCAAATTGAAAGGAGAAGCACGATGAACAGAAAGCAGTACGAAGCAAGACGGCGCCAGCTGATGGGAGAGACCCAGCAGCTGATTGACGCCGGAAAAGTGGAAGAGGCAAATGCCAAAATGGAGGAGGTAAAAGCGCTTGATGCCCAGTGGGACGCCATTGCTCAGGCGGCGGCTGATCTGGAGGCGCTGAACGGCACCCAGACGCCTGGACCGGGACAGGAAATGCCGTTTATGGAAGATCATTTCGGAGCCGGCGCAGGGGAAGAGGATGAGGATCCCAGAGCAAAAGCCTGTAAATCAGAGGAATACAAGCTGGCCTGGGCCAAGACGCTGATGGACAGACCCTTAAGCACAAGGGAGGCGGAATCCTTCCGGCTTGTAAACGAGGATGTTACCCATACTACAAAGAACACCCCGCTGGTAATTCCTACGACGGTAACAAAAGGAATCTGGGAGCTGGCGGGGGAAATGTATCCTTATTTTGAGGACATTTCCAAAAGCTATGTAAATGGCCTGCTTACTATGGTGCAGGAGGACAGTTCATCGGATGCAGGCTGGTACGAGGAGGATGAGGCTGTAGAGGATGGGAAGGAGACCTTTAAAAGCTTTACGCTGGGCGGATGTGAGTTGTCCCGGGCGATTACAGTATCCTGGAAGCTGAAGGAGATGAGCATCGAAGATTTCATTCCTTATATCCAGCGAAGAATGGCCAGAAAGCTGGGAGCGGCAGCAGGCTACGGGGTAACTCATGGAAAGGGAAACGCCAATGCCAAAAAACCGGAGCCTACAGGAGTAGTGACCTATCTGCTGGCGGAGGAAAGTACCCCGAGGGTCATTGAGTATGGAAAGGATAAAGTGCCTACATATGAGGATCTGACCCGTGCCAGGGGGATGATTAAATCCGCATATGCTTTCGGGCTGAAAATCTATGCCAACAGCACCACCATCTGGAATAAGCTTGCCCAGATCAAGGATGGGCAGGGAAATCCCATGTTTGTGCCGGATCCGATTAACGGCGGCGCTTACCGGATCTTGGGAATGATGATCAAGGAAGATGGATCCATGCAGGACGGAGAAATTCTGATTTCCAATGCTCACTTTGGGTACCATGCCAACATCAATAAAGAGCTGAGCATGATGTCGGAAGATCATGTCAAGCCGAGAAAAACCGACTATGTGGGATATGCCATTATGGACGGCAATGTAGTGACCAGAGAAGGGCATGTGCTTCTGGTAGATGAGAAACCTTCAGTGGCGGCTGTGGCGGCGGAAGGCGGACAAACGCAGGAAAGCGCTGAACCGGCACAGAATAAAACAGAGAAGGAACAGACGAAAACTGCTAAATGAGTCCCAGAAAACCATAGAAAGGGGGCATGGCCATGATATCGGCAGAACAGATCCGGAAACGGATGCGGATCGCCCATGCCTTTACGGACGATGAGATAGAGAGTAATATCCAGGCCGCCCGGCTCGATATGAGCCGGGTGGGAATCGACGTGGGAAAGGACGATGCCCTGATCGATAAGGCCTTGGAGCTGTACTGTAAGGGTCAGTTTAATTACCTTGGGAAGGGAGAGGAATTTTTGAAAAATTATGAAAGGACAAGGGATGCCATGAGCATGTCCAGGAGGTACCGATGCGGGACGAAGTGATATTTTTTATGGATCTGAAGGAATCAGAGACGGAGAAGGACAGTTTGGGTGATCCGAAGGTAGAACAGGTTCTGTCGCCTATGGTGTATGCAGAGATAAAATCCATTGGACAGAACGAATTTTATCAGGCCCAGACTGCAGGTCAAAAGCCTCAGATCAAGTTTGTGATCACAGACTACCTGGATTATCAGGGGCAGTCCTATCTCATCCATGGAAGCATGCGGTACAGCATTATGAGAACATATCGGACCAAGGGTAATGAAATGGAGATAACGTGCTATGGAGGTGTGAGAAATGTCGATGCCGCCGTCGGTAACCAGGATAAAAAAGGACGGGGTTGAATATGTGTCCAGTGTGGACAGATGTTCCTATACCATTAGAGAGCTGACCAGAGCCGCCTTGAGGGATGTGGGGAAGTTTGTCTGTATCACGGCCAATAAGGCAGCTCAGAAACTGTATTATAACAGCCTGCGCAAATCAAAACGTGTCAGAGGATCTAAAGGTGCATTCCAGTATTGGGCGCGGGCAAAAGAATGTGACTTGCAGGTAGGAATTAAACACGGCACCTGGTATGGGACTGAGCAGGAATTGGGCTCCAGCAAAATGAAAAAGCATGGAATTCTGAGAAATACCGTTTACGACAACATTCCCAAAATTATTGAGATAGAGAGCAAGTATCTCTCGGCCCTGGAAGATGAAGCAAGATCCCTGGCGTTGATCAGTGGTGAAAAAGAGTACAAAGGGGGTGGAGACGATTGAGCCTGGAACTGGACAGAGAGCTGGAGTCAATGACAGGGGCATACCGCGAGGAGGCTCCTGAAGAGGCAGAATATCCTTATGCAGTATTTTCCGCCAGGAGGCTGACCGAAGGAGATGGAATACAAATGTACACCCTGGAAATCAATGTTTGGGACCAGGGAGCCCGCTATTCCAGGGCAGAGGAAATGATGGACAGCCTGGAGCGGAAGCTGCACCGGTGCCGCCATATAACTGGAACCGGTACGCTGATCAGGATCTTTAAAGGCTCCAGACAGAACGTAAGGGATCCGGATCCCACAATAAAGCGGATCTGGCAGCAGTTTGAAATGCATATTTATGAAAGCGAGGAATGAAAATGTCAAAAAAGAAAAAAGCATATGCCGGCTTTACGAAGGAAACGCCCAAGCGCCTGCTGTTGGATGCAGGCGCTTTTTTTAAAAACTTTACCTATGAGCCGGGCGGAACATCTAATGATACCTTCGATTCTGCGGTGGCTGCGGGAAAGCTGATCGGCGCCACCAAGGGCGGCGGAGAGTTTTCTGCGTCTCCGGAGATCCGCAACATTGAAGTGGATGGGGTAAAGGGCAAAGCCAAAGGGCTGGAGGTGATCGACTCCTGGGAGGTTTATTTAAAGGCCACCGTGCTGGAAGTTACCACCGAGTCCATCAGGACGGCGCTGAGTGCGGCGATAACGGATACTGCGTCGGACGGAACCTACGATGTGGTCACCGGAAACGCCGCCATCGATCTGGAAGACTACGCGGATAATATCACCTGGGTCGGCACCCTGAGCGGGAGTGATGAGCCGGTAATCATCCAGGTTTTCAGCGCTCTGAGCACGGAAGGTCTGAAGCTGACCATGCAGGACAAGGGGGAGGCGACAATTCCCATGACATTTTACGGCCATTATACCTTTGACGACCTGGACAGCCCGCCCTTTAAGATTTTTTATCCCAAGAAAAAGCAGGCGGAGACGCAGAATCCGCCGGAAGGGACGGTCCAGCCGGAAGAAAACAAAGACGAAGAGATAGGAGGATAACAGCATGCGGAAAATCAGTACAGGGGATCTTTTTAAAGCGGCACGCCTGATCAAAAGAGGAAATATAACGGAGATCATCAAAGCGGCAGTCCTTGCCAGCCGGCAAAAGGACATGGATAAACAAAGCATCGGGATCAATGCGGCCACGTCCCTGCTGGCTGCCTGCACGGAGCCTGAAATGGAGGAACAGTTTTACGATCTTTTGGGCGGCATCTGCGAAAAGAAGCCGGAGGAGATCAAAAACCAATCTATAGAGGCAACAATAGAGGATTTCAAGAAGATCATTGATGAGAACAATATCTTAAATTTTTTGAAATCTGCATCCGAGTTGAGCGAGAAGATCCCCGGATAAAGGATCTGCTATATAGACGGTATGGAGGGAATGTGCAGGAAATTCTCTCCATGCCGTTTTTTGACGGTTTTGAACTGATCCAGTATGCCCTGGAAGCGGAGGAGGAGGACAAGTACTTTCTGCGCTGGGCGGTCATGTACCAGGGGGAGATGGACTTTGAGGAATTCAAGAGGAAGATCAAAGAGGTTAACGAAAACGCATCAGGAGACAACAGATCTGCGAAAGAAATCCTTGAGACCGTCAGAAAGATCATAGGTGATGCAGATGGAAATATTTAAACTGTTCGGATCGATTTTTGTAGATACGGATACCGCCGAAAAAAGCCTGCAGAAGATTGATAAGGCGGCAGAAAAGTTCGGAAATTCGCTGGTAAAGGTTGGAGAGAAGGCGGCAGATTGGGGTGGGAAGCTGACCAAAACAATTACAGCAGGAATATCGGCCTTGGGAACAGCGGCTGTAGTGTCAGGATCATCCTTTGAGGATGCAATAGCGAAGGCGTCGACCATTGCCGATGAATCAGAGATGTCTATTGAAGACATGCGCAAAGCGATACTGGGGCTTTCGGATCAGACAGGTATCAGCGCTGCAGCTATTGCCGAGGATGTTTACAACGCCATATCAGCCGGACAAAAAACAGCGGATGCTGTCAATTTTGTAAGCAATTCCACAAAGCTGGCGAGAGCGGGATTTGCGGAAACGGGACAATCGCTGGATGTACTCACAACGATCATGAATGCTTATGGCATGGAAGCAGAGGATGTGACACGTGTCTCAGATATCCTGATACAGACGCAGAATCTGGGAAAAACTACAGTGGCGGATCTTTCATCTACCATGGGAAAAGTGATACCAACGGCAAAGTCATATAATGTATCTTTGGAGCAGGTAGCATCGGCATATACAATCACAACCGCAAAGGGAATTGCGACGGCGGAATCTACTACCTACATAAATTCCATGCTGAATGAACTGGGAAAAAGCGGCACTACAGTATCGAACACGCTGAAAGAGCAGACAGGAAAATCTTTTTCCGAATTGATGCTGGAAGGCTATTCTTTGGGAGACTGCCTTGCAATTGTAGATCAGGCGGCCAGAGAGCAGAATCTGGCGTTTAATGATATGTGGGGAAGTGCGGAAGCTGCAAAAGCCGGAGTGACGCTGCTGGGAGAGAGCGCAGAAGTTTTCAATGGCCGTTTAAAAGAAATGAATAATGTTTCCGGATCCACAGACAGCGCTTTCGAAAAGCTGGAGACCACATCTTTTAAAGCACAGAAAGCTATTAATGAGGCTAAAAATGTATTAATAGATTTGGGAAGTACGATTATTGAAATGCTGCTTCCATATTTGGAGAAGGGCTCTCAAAAGGTACATGAGTTTGCAGATTGGTTCAAGAGCCTTGATGATAATACAAAAGAGACCATTGTGAAGGTTGGGCTCTTGGTTGCGGCGGTAGGTCCTCTGCTGTCCATTTTTGGAAAAGGTGTGTCAGTAGTGGGAAATGTAATAAAAGCGGGAAGCAGCCTGGCCGGGGGGATCACCAATATTATCAAAATCGGAGGCGGTCTGGCTTCAGGAGCGTCTAAACTGTCGGGCATTTTCGGGGGAATAGCATCTTTTATATTAAAGACGTTGATTCCGGCAATTCTAAGCATCGGGGCTCCAGTAGGAATTGTAATAGCTGTCATTGGAGGACTGGTGGCAGCAGGTGTAGCCCTATATAAAAACTGGGACACCATATGCGAGTGGGCTGGGAAAGCCTGGAACACTGTTAAAAATGTAATAGGAGGCGCAGTCGATGCAATTGGAGGGTTCTTTTCTAACCTGGGAAAAAAGACTATAGAGCTGAAAGATAAAGTTGTAGATGGAATTGGAGCACTGAAAGATGGAGCAGTCAATAAATTTCAAGAACTGAAGGAAAAGGCCGGCGAAAAATTCAGCAGTATGAAAGAAAATGTGGTCTCTAAGATCACAGAGATGAAAGACAATGCCGGAAAGAAGATCACAGATATGAGAGATAAGATTGCATCCGGATTCCAGGACATGAAAGAAAAGGCGGCGGCAAAATTTACAGATTTGAAGGAAAAGTGGTCCAACAAATTTTCAGAAGCCCGAGAAAAGATGGTCTCTGAAGCAGAGAAAATGAGGGACAACGTAGGTGAAAAGCTGTCAAAGCTAAAGGATAATGCGGTGGAACTGCTTTCCGGCATTGCGGAAAAAGGTATAAAGGGGTTTGAATCCATCAGAGAAAAAGGAGCTTCGGCAGTATCCAAGCTGAAGGATTCAGTGGGCAGTCACTTCACAGAAATGGGAAGTGCGATATTTTCAAAATTTGAGGGAATCGGGGACAGAATCAAATCTCTATTTTCCGGAGCATCTGATACCGTAAAGGGTATTGTAGATAAACTTAAGGGATTTATGAATTTTGACTGGAAACTGCCAAAGATTAAGTTGCCTCATTTTGATATCTCCTGGGATACCAGCGGATTTTTAGGTACGCTGGCAAGCAAGATAGGTTTGCCAGGACTGCCCAAACTGGCAGTAGAATGGTACAAAGACGGCGGAATTATGATGAAGCCAACAGCCTTCGGAATCAATCCATCATCCGGCAAAATGATGGCCGGAGGCGAAGCCGGACCGGAAGCAATTGCACCTATCGAACTGCTGAAGGGCTATATTCAGGATGCTGTCAGGGAAAGGGATGACCGCCTGGCGGATATATTGAATCTGATCCTGGAGCTGCTGAAGGATTATCTGCCGCAGCTGTCCAGGCGTCAGCTGGTGCTGGATACCGGACAGACTGTAGGAGCGCTGGCGGAGCCGATGAGCGATGCCCTTTATAAAATCAGCAGCAATCAAAGGAGGAGCCACTAATGCAGGGACGGATATTGGGAGCGGTCTTCGGAAACCATTATTCCCGTGAGGATTATGGCGCGGTCATGAATTATGCCAGGACCGCGCCGCCGGCGGCCAAGACCACCTATGTGGATATTGCCGGGGGAGACTCGGCGATAGATCTGACCGAGGCTGTAGGCGGAATTGCCTACGAAGACGGGAGCATTGAATTTAAGTTCACGCTGTTTTCCCGGGAGGATGCCTCCCGGATGAAAAATGATCTCCATGGGCGCCGGATGGAAATTGTATTGGAGAGGGAACCGGACTATATCTATACCGGGCGGGTGTCCTGCACGAAGGAGGATCATGTCAGCCTCCATGAGCTGTATTTTACGGCCAGGGTAAAGCCCTACAAGATCGAAAGGTCGGAAACCATCCATGAAGAAATCATGCTGGGAAGAGAAAAGGAAATTCTGCTCCAAAGCGACACCATGCCGGTGATTCCCCGGATATTGACAGAAGGAAACATAACTTTGGTTTATGACAGGATCCGGTACCGGCTGGAGCCGGGAGAATATCGGATCCCGGAGATTACCCTGCGGGAAGGGCTGAACCGGATCCGCTTGTCAGGTACCGGAAAAATAAGATTTGAGTATAAAAGGGGGAGGCTGATTTGATTATTATCAAAAATGGGGATCGTGTGATCTATCATCCGATGGATCCAGAACGGAAACTGGTCGATCCGAAGCTGAGCCTGGAAGACAATGCATCCGGGAGCCTGCGGTTTAAAATTTACCAGGATAACCCGGAGTATGACAGCATCCGGAAATTGTTTCCGCTGATCACGGTATACAGAGGAAAAACCATTCTGTTTAAAGGCAGGGTCATTACAGAGGAAAAGGATTTTTACAACGGAAGGACAGTGGAGGCGGAAGGGAAGCTGGCCTTTTTTAATGACACCATTCTGGAGCCCTTTGACTTCCAGGGGAGCCCGGAAGAGTTGTTTTATATGCTCATTGACAGCCACAACGCCCAGGCGGCGGAATGGCAGCAGTTTAAGGCAGGAAGGGTCACTGTAAAGGATAATAACGACTATATTGTTCGTTCCAGCGATCATGTGCTGGATACATGGTCGGCGCTGAAGGAAAAATGTTTCAAATCCAGCCTGGGAGGCCATATCAGAGTGCGGTATGAGCAGGACGGAGACTATGTGGACTGGCTGGAGGATTATGAGGAGGTGTCCGGCCAGAGTATTGCTTTTGCAAAAAATATAATAAAGATATCGGCAAAGGCGGATGCCACGCAGACCTACACGGCTATTCGCCCGGTGGGAGCGGAGGTGGAAGGGGTAAAAATAGATATTGCTTCCGTCAACGAGGGCAGAAAGTACCTGATAAATGAGGCCAGAGCGGTGGAATATGGAGTAATCTTTGCTCCCGAAGCCGATTCTACCTGGGAGGATGTGTCCCAGCCGGAAAATCTGTTGAAAAAGGCCATGGAAAAGCTGTATGGAGGCATGGCTGCCATAAGTGAGACTTATGAGATCAATGCGGTGGACCTAAGCCTGACCGATCCGGAAATTGAGGCATTGAACATCTGCGAATATGTGCCCGTGGAGAGCAGGCCCCACGGGATCCGGGGGAAATATCTACTGACCAGGGCAGAGCTCTCCATTGCCAGCCCTCAGGACTCTGTTTATTACCTTGGGGCCAGCCGCAGGGTATTCGGAGAGCTGGGAACTGTATCCGGCGGTCAGCCGCAGGAGCTTCCCACCAGGGTGAGTGATCTGGAAAATGATGCAGGATATATGTCCGAGTCGGACACGGAAAAACTGCTGGAGAATTACAGCACCACTAAAGCAGTGGAGCAAATGATCGGCCAGAGAATCGAAACGATCCCTGCAGGGAAAGACGGGATGTCAGCATATGAGACAGCTCAGACCCATGGCTTTGAAGGGTCGGAAGAGGAGTGGCTGCTGTCGCTGCGGGGAGAGCGCGGAGAAACGGGGCCTCCCGGGGAAAAGGGAGAGCGGGGAGAGTCCGGGGAACCGGGACCTCCCGGGGAAGCAGGCCAAAAGGGTGATCCGGGTGAAAAAGGCGACCCGGGAGAACCGGGCACTGCAGGGACAGCGGCAACTATCCGGATCGGAAAGGTGACCACCGTCCCATGCGGAAGCCAGGCCGATGTGAAAAACGCGGGGACGGAAACAGAAGCTGTACTGGATTTCTGGATTCCCGAGGGAAAAGCAGGGGGCGGATCTGCAGAAAATTTTGAAGAACTGCTGGAGGAAGTGACAAACGGCATCCGGTTTGCCCAGGATGCATCTGGAAACTGGGGGTATATTGCTCCGGGAGGTGCAGATACAGTCACCCCTTTTAAGCAGGGCGGCGGAAGCGGAGGGAGTTCATGCTGGGAGGTGGCGTCTTATGATCAAAACCTTTTTCTTCCGGGTTCTCTGGAATACCTGGGCCGGAACGCAGTATTTGGGGAAAACTCCTTTATTTTGGCTTCAGGATTTACTTCGGCCACGCAAAAAGTGGAGGTGGTGTGATGTTCAAACAAAAAGATTTTACGGGCACATATCCGGAGTACACTGCGGCTGTAGCGGCAGTTAAGATTCCGGGACTGACAAACACTCTGAATGTCAATAAAACGCTGACTGCATTGTATGGACGCTGTCTGGCGGAATTTCTGACCGACTGCGGGTGCAGTGCAGCAAGATTTGACGAAGAAAATTGTTATGTGTGGATCCACGGAGCGCCATATTTATTTGCAATAGGGAATGCCTTTGCGGCTGCAAATATTCCGTATGCAATAATCTGCATACCTTTTCGGAGCACAGTGTTTTATCAGGGAGGCTTTGGCAGTGCGGTGTCGGGGACCAGCCAGGCTTTTGCAAGCTTTTATTTTAATACGTCTACAAAAGGATATAAGCTGAGATTCCGGATCGTGGGTGATGTCAATACGGCGTTTTCACTGGTGCTGTTTTCTTATGCATACAGATACCGTGCAAACACCTCCGCATCATGGGCGACTACTTTTCAGATTGAATCACCGGCAGCGGTTCTGACGATCCAATTTGCCAAGGGACGGGATATTCTGCGGGAGAACGATGTCAGATTTATTTCTGTCAATGCGGGCAATCAGGGAAACTGCATCGAATTGGACAGCCAGGGCGGACTGGTAGACATCGGGTACAGTACAGCGAATCTGATTTTTCCGTCAGTGGTGTTGGAAACGAGAGCGAAGGAAGCCGAGGATGCACCTGGAAAGCTTCTGCTTATGAAGCATCACTTTTTGTTTTTTGAAATAGAAGGTGTTTACATGTACCCGAGAAATGCGGGACTGCCGGCCGGAGTGCTGCACACGGCAGACAATGCGGTTTTTATTACTGTAAATGGAGTAAAATATTGGGCGGCGGCTGTGCTTTCCGGCCTTTCGGCAGTACCGGCAATGCTGGGGCTTGTCAAATGCCCGACGCCGGATTAAAAGAGAGGTGGATGAAATGGCCAGAATTGAAGCGGTATTGGAAAAGCAGAGGCTGATTATACAAAATCAGGATATTATATCAAGCGGTGACATTAACGTAGACCAATGCGTATTTACCTTTGATGCTGATTGGGAAGGGTACATGAAAACAGGAGTGTTTTACCAGGACAAGGATCATGTGCAGTATGCGGTCTTGGGAGCGGACGGCGCCTGCATGGTGCCGGCTGCTGCAATGGCAAGAGAAGGGAACCTGTACATAGGCGTTTTCGGCGTGAATGGAGCAAAAGTGATGACATCCACGGTGGATCGGGTATATATCCGGCAGGGAGCCATATCGGGGGATACAATTACAACGGAGCCAACCGATGACATTTTTCTGGCGATAATAGCGCAGTACCAGCGGATCGCTTCTATGATGCAGCAGTACGAAGAGACGGCGCAGGAATTTAACTTGAAAATGGCAGAGCAGACGGAAGTGCTTAAAGCGCTGAATGCCTTTGATGTGGCGGATATAAAAAAACGCCTGGATGCCATAGAGGCCAGGATGGCGGATTTTGAGGATATTGTGGAAGGCATCCGAAGCAGGGAGCTCATCCTGAGGAATGTCCCGGTAAAATTCATTGAGAAAACCTGCCGTATTGAAAATGAAGCCTTCGCGGAAGACTCGCTATGCGATATTTATTTTGATGAATATTCTTACGAGGCAGCGGCGGAGGCACTGATCCTGCCGGTATCCCATGAGGGATATCTGGAATTAACAAGCTCTGTGGATATCGGGGACGAATTGACTGCAAACATATTGATCAGGAGGAATTGAGCATGCTTGGGAAGACAAATATAAAGCCGCTGGCTGAAGGGACGATTGCTGTGGAAATTGAAAATTACAGCTGGATCAGAATGCCGTGCGGGTTGAACGGCAATTTTGTCCGGACAGCCCAGGGAGGGGGATACCTTGCGGGCATTACGGCAGATGGAAGTGTGGCGTATACTACGGATGGAGAGGTATGGAGAACCGTAAAACTTCAATATCAGGACTGCAGGCTGGAAGATATTGAGTGGGATGGTGAAAGATTTGTATTGGTGGGGGGATACAAGCCGGATGAATTTAACAAAGGCTTGATACTGATATCAACAGACCTTGAGACATACGAACAATTTGAAGGCCAGGAAACGACATACGATAGGACGACAATAGCGGCTGCACTTTCACAAAATGGAAAATATATTACCGTAAATAAAGATGCTGTCGCTATAGTCTGGGAAAAAGATGATGGGACGGCTAAGAGCGAGCAGCTTACAAGAACCACAGTCACAGAACTTAAAGCTGTAAAAGGGATGGGGCATATGTACACCGCTTGGAAGGAACCAGGAGGCGGAGAGACTTATGTAATCAACAAAACGAATATTGATAAACCGATCAGCAATGTCAGCAGACGCAATAATATTGGAAATATATTTGAGTGCAAAAACGAAATATATTGGATGTGTTTGAAGCCGGAAGAAAATTACTGTCTGTACAAGATAACGGAGGCGGATGAGTTTGTACAAATGTGTGCAGACCAGAATTTTATATTTATAGACGGTGTGTATTTTAACGGGTGCAGAATATTTATCAACCGTCATGAAATGCTGGTATTGAAAAAGGGAGAGAATCTGGCAGACAAGACTGTTGAGGATCTGGTGGAGATCGCTCCTGAAAGTCAAATTAACTGTATTACGAAAGCCTTCGGAGCCTTGTATGTTTTCGGGGATTATGGGTGCATCCTGAAATCCAGTCCGGTAACAAACAATGAGCAGTCGGTTGCGGTCCAGGCAATGTCTGCAAAAAGGGCCTTGGAGGATGCTAAAATATATACGGCAGAAGAAATCAGGAGGCTGGAGGGCAGGATCGAGGCACTGGAAACAAAGATTGGACTGGCAGCAGGCATCTGATGGAGGCAGTCATGCAGAAGAAACGGGAAACAGAATATTTAAACTCAGAATGCGTTAAAAGAGCCAGGGATCCTCCGAAAGTGAGAATTGCTGGCTCTCTTAAACAATAGGAAGAACAGGAAAGGAAGAGAATATGAACAAAATAAAGATGACTGTATTTGCAGGTATAACGACTCTCATGAGCTGGCTGGGAATCCTTGCCGTTCCGGTATTTCTTTTGGTGGGATGTAATATTATAGATTATCTCACCGGCCTGTGTGCGGCCAAATATCGAACGGAAAGTATCAGCAGCTACAAAGGTATCAGAGGAATTATAAAAAAGGTCTGTATGTGGCTTCTGGTGATTATAGGCGCCTGGCTGGACATATTGGTAAGCTATGCGGTGCAGTGTGCAGGGATCAGCTTGACACTGCCTTTTATTGTGGCCACAGCGGTGGCAGTGTGGCTGGTGATCAATGAGATTATCAGCATCCTGGAGAATATGATCGATATCGGCGTGGATATGCCGCCGTTCCTGATGCCGCTGGTCAAGTACATAAAGACGCAGACAGAGAGCAAAGCGGCTCTGCCGAAGGAGGAGACGGAAAATGAGTAAAAAGCTGATCGCCCTGGATGCAGGGCATGGGATGGGGACTGCCGGGAAGCGGTGCCTGAAGAGCATCGATCCCAACCAAACCCGGGAATGGTGGCTGAATGATAGGATCATGGATCAGGCGCAGAGCCTGCTGGCGACATATGACTGCCAGGTGCTTCGGGTTGATGATACAACCGGGGCAAAGGACATCAGCCTTTCCGCCCGGGTAAAGGTGGCAAATTCGGCCAAAGCCGACATTTATATATCCATGCACCATAATGCCGGATTAAACGGAAGGACCGGAGGCGGAACGGTGGTGTATTACAGCTCCGGCAATCAGGAGCGTACCCGGCAGGCTCAAAAATTGTACAACGCCATCATCCACCGGACAGGCCTTTCCGGCAACCGGAGCGAAAAGGTAGTCAAAAAGGGATTTTATGTGATCGCACACACAACCATGCCGGCGTTCCT